GCTGCCGCAGGCAATAAAACTCGTCGCGTAATTTTTTGCCGATTCACTGGCAGGGATGCCAAAGGAATCTTTCGCAAAAAATAGCGACGCTATCGAATGGCATTGATTGGCTCGACAACGGCTAGCACGATGGCGGCATTAACACCGCAAGCCCAAATCACAGCCGCAAAAGTCGGCGGCACGATTGTCGCCGTACCGCGTCAATCAGCAGCAGCGTCAAACTTTTTTACATTCACGTCGCTCGGCAACACGATTACCAACGTTTTAGCCGTACCAATACTCTCGGCAAATGAAGGTAACGTCGCACACACTTCAACTGCAAACGGATTCTTATTCACGGACGGCTCGCGCTTAATTACTAACAGTGAGACAGGTTTGCGTATTTTTACCGGCGTTCATGACCGCTTCCCAACGTCTGGTGTGGCATTCGGACAGGTTGCCATTCCGTCATGATTACTATCGTGAAACTTGCTATCAACACGAGTGGCTTTTCAACCACTCGTGCGGGTGTTACGACTAAATCAATCATTAGTATTCGCGGTACAAACGGACTAAATACCCCTGATGTTAGCGGTAGCCTTGGCGGCAGTGCGATAACGAAACTTGGAAAAGCGATTTTTATCGCAAATCGTGCTGTGAACTTGCTGACGAGTGGCTTCAACTCCGCTCGCGTTGGCAATTCGACTAAATCAATCGTCAGTATTCGCGGTACAAACGGACTAAATACCCCTGAAATCAGCGGTAGCCTGGGCAATTACTCGATGACAAAAATAAGAGAGGTCGTCTTTGTCGCTAATCGTGCCGTGAACTTACTGACAAGTGGATTCAATGCGCCAAAAATTGGGCGTGAAATCAAAGTTGCGGTGAAAGCCGCGTTAATTCAATTTTGGAGTTAAACATGAAATACAGTGACGCAAAAAACCTAATCCCGAGTGCCGCGCATGTGTACGTTGGCGCAACACAAGAACAAATTGACGCGGTGAACGTTCAAAAATATGTCAGTGAATTCGAAGGCGTAAGCATTTTAGGTACGCTCGAACCAGTTGCTGGCTTGACAGAACTTTTGCTTGGTTCTGTGAGTTTTGGCTAATGAATAGCGACGCTATCGATAAGTCAGAACTCGAAAAAAGCCAGCTTGATGAAACCGCGCAAACGCAGTATTTAAAAAGTGAATTCGCAGGGCATTTAGGAAAAGGCTTAACGCCGGCACGCTTAAACCAAATCCTGCAACGTGCTGAACAAGGTTGGATTGTTGACCAGTGCGATTTGTTTGAGGATATGGAAGAGCGTGACGGGCATATTTGCGCCGAATTATCAAAGCGCAAACACGCTATTTCTGGTTTGCCTTATGAAATCAAAGCTCCCAAAAATGCCACCGCTCAAGAAAATAAACTCACAGAAACGATTGCTGAAATCTTTGAAGAGTTGCCCGATTTTGAAGATGTAATTTTGAACTTATCCGAGGCGATTGGCTTTGGTTTTGCGAATCTTGAAATTGAGTGGGATTTTGCTGGTGGCATTTGGCAACCGCATAATCTGATACACCGCCCTGCGAGATGGTTTCAACTTTCAATGACTGACCGCAATCAAATCCGCTTGCGTGATGGTTCAAGTGATGGTGCAGAGTTATGGCAAGCGGGTTGGCTGGTTCACAAGCACAAAGCCAAATCGGGTGATGTGTCTCGAATGGGATTGCATCGTGCGTTAGCGTTTCCGTATCTTTTCAAGCAATACGCCGTCAATGATTTAGCGGAATTTTTAGAAATTTACGGCTTGCCGATGCGTTTAGGAACTTATCCGAATGGCGCAAGTGATGTTGAAAAGAAAAAATTAGCGCAAGCGGTCGCGTTGATTGGTCATAGCGCGGCGGGTATTATTCCTGATGGTCAAAAAATAGAATTTGTTGAAGCGGCAAAAGGTACGGGCGAACCATTCAAAACGTTGATTGATTGGTGTGAAAGCACGCAATCAAAAGTCATTTTAGGTGGTACGCTGACCAGTCAAGCCGATGGTAAATCATCAACCAATGCGCTCGGCAATGTACATAACGAAGTGCGTCATGACTTGCTAAAATCGGATGCGATGCAGATTGCGAGTAGTTTAAATCGATTCATTAAGTTGATTTGCCAGGTGAACGGCTGGCAAGGTCGCACACCGAAATTCGTTTTTGATACCCAGGAACCCGAAGATATTGCACTGTTTGCTGATGCGATTCCAAAATTAGTCGCTGTGGGGATGAATAAAATCCCCGCGTCTTTTTTGTATGAAAAGCTCAAAATCCCCATGGCAAAAGACGGGGAAGAGGTTTTAAGTGCAGCGCAAAGCACATCCCCCCTGCCCCCCTTCAAAGGGGGGAAGGCAACCGCGCTTAGTTCTTTAGCCCCCTTTGAGGGGGGCGGCGCGATAGCGCGGGGGGTGTGCTTGAATGCTGATAATAGAAAACCTGTTTTCACGCCCGAACAGCAAGTCATTGAAAATATCGCCGATGATTTGCTCGATAACGTGACTGCGCCGCTTTCAAATGAACAATTGCAACAAGTCATTCGCGCAGCAAAATCGCCTGAAGATTTAGAGAATCGTTTAGCGATTTTGATGGCGAAAGCGGATTTTTCGCAGTTCAGCGATACGTTAAGCAAGGCATTATTTGCCGCCGATGTGTTGGGTTATACTCATGCCTGAGCCGCTTTCAATTGGCTTTAACGTCCCGTTTCATGAAGCAATCGCGCAAACAAACTCGCGTGGCGTGGTGTTGCCGTCGATTTATTACGGACAATTACAAGGCGTAGCGCGTCAAAAAGCCTTTTCAATTGCAGGCATTATGTCGCTTGACCAATTGCAAGCAGTTAAGGATTCACTCGACAAGGCTATTAAAGAAGGACGTAGCTTTAACCAATGGCGCAAAGAACAAGCGGTTTTAGATTTAGGTTTGCCTAAACATCGACTGGACAACATCTATCGAACCAACCTACAAACGTCTTATATGGCGGGGAAGTGGGAGCAGTTCAATAATCCCAACAGCACCATGCGTTATTTGATGTATGACGCAATCAATGATTCACGGGTTCGTCCTGCACATTTAGCACTTGATGGCATTATTCGCGCTAAAAATGACCCGTTTTGGGCGACGCATTCACCTCCGTGTGGGTATCGTTGCCGTTGTTCACTCATTTCACTTTCAGACAAACAAGCGCGTGACCGTTCGGTAAATGGCAAAGGTTTAAATCAAAAACCTGTGTTTATCAAAGATGGTATTGAGTACCCTGCAAATCCCGATAAGGGCTGGGATTATGACAAAACTAATCGGATGGCGGGGATTGAACGGGCGATTGCGGATAAATCAGCTACACTATCGCCCACTTTAAAATCCGCCTACGACGAAAAAATGCTTAAAGCGTGGAACACCAACATTGCCAAAAAAATTCCTGTTAATGATTTAACTGGGTTGCATGATTTGCTGACCGATTATGCAAAAATTTATCCCGAGCATTTACCGCATGGCGTGAAGGCTATATTGCCAGCAAGCAATGTAGATGATTTCTTTATGGCAACAGATGGCAAAGGTGTGTTCAAAATTGCGAATATCGAAACAGTGGAAGGATTTAAGCCAGCGGTGCATTTGATAGAAGGCTTGCAGGCTATCAATCAAGGAAAATTATTGACTCAAAATAATGAATATGGCATTGAGAACTTATGGCATGAAATTTTGCATAATCAACAGATTGGCGGCACAGAAGTGATGTTGCTCGATTATACAGATCCAAGGCGAAAGCTCATGGAAGCCGTAAATCAATATGTTTCGAGAATGACCTATGTTGGATTCGTTGATAGGCTGGGTGGTAAGGCACTGCATCAGGAATGGATTTTTGAAAACGGCTACGGTTATCGTGATTATGTTCGACGATTACGATTAGTGTTTGAAACGCTTGGTATTTCTAAAGTGATTAAAGGTGATTTGCTTAACATCAATGTAAATTTTGATTTAATGCAATTAAACAAGCATTTAACCGATGCGATAACTAAAAAAGTAGATATTGATAGAATCAAAATTAGTCAAATTTTGTTTTTAGTTGTGAATGGCTTTGAGGCTAAGTTTAATGAGCGGTTAGATTTGTTGAATCCCAAGTGATATGGGTTTGTACAAAGTTTCTATCGAGTTTATCCATATATTTTTTAGATAGTTCACGATTTCCACGAATGCCAAATAACGAAGCAAGACCGTTGTTTATATCATGTTGTGTAGCAGATTCAATGTATTCTTGATAGCTCATTCCACAGGCAAGCATTAGCAACTCTTGCTCGTTTAATTGGTAGTCAAAAATCGTTTCAATATGCTGAGGTTTTAAGACGGCGTTCATGGTTTTAACTCCTAAAATTTTCTAAAATAATACACGCAATAAGGTAAAAATCAATGACCATCGAAACCAACAATTGAGAAGATAAATGAAGCGCGATTGGGATGTTATTAGAAAAATACTGCTCAAAATTGAAGAGCTGCCAACTGAAGATAGTGTGTTTACATCGAGTGATTTGGAAAATGTCGAAAGCTCAATTGTTGCTTTTCAAATGCGCTTAATGCTTGACGCAAAACTTATTGAAGGTAATTGTCGTGATGGAATTGGCGGAAATCCTCATTGCCACGCATTTCGTTTGACATGGGATGGTTGCGAGTTTTTGGATGCCATTCGCCGTGATACGGTTTGGAACGAAATTAAAAAACAGGCTAAAACAAAAACCGTTGATTTGCCTATTGGCATTATCAATTCTGTAGCAAAGGTTTTGATTGAAGGCTTCATGACATGACAATAACCATAGACACCACCCAAGTTCTAGCTGCAATCAACCTATTGCAACAACGCACAACGAACCTGCAACCCGCGTTTAATCAAATCGGCGAAACGATTGCAAGTCATATCACGCTTGATTTAGGCGTGGGGCGTAATCCCTGGGGAACGCCATTTGTGCCACTTAAAAAACCTCGCAAAAGACAAGGCGGTGGCATTGCAGGCGACATTCCACTCAATGACACTCGAAAACACATTTACGACAAAATCACCTTTAATGCGGATGCAAACGGCGTAGATATTGGGATGTTTGAAAATGTACCAATCGGTGCAACACATCAATTTGGTTCAAGTGGAAAGAACATCCCCGCGCGTCCATTCCTTCCAATTATTGGCGGTCATGTTGAAATGCCCAATGATTGGAATCGTAATGTGATGCGGATAGTTTTTGACCATTTCGGTAATTTGTACGGGCGGGTTCTAAACCCGCCCTGATACTACGCATACTGAGGGCGGATTTAGAACCCGCCCGTACAGTAAAAAACATTTCAATAATTCGACTGCAAAAAAGCCCCGTTTCGCAAGATTCGGGGCTTTTTTATGCCCGTAAAAAATTAGTGACACATGCGAATATCAAAAAAAAACACCACCGTGCAAAATCACCCCATGAAAAAAGAAAACATTGCAATTGCCGCATGTACAACTGATTTAGGTGGACAAGTTCCCACTGAAATTCAATTAACACCCGACGGAATTTTTAAAGCCAAAGACGGCAGACCTGCCGCCCTTTCAGGATGGGTAATCAACAATGAAAACGCACAAGCTGTGGTTCAACTTGCCAATTCACAAGCGGATGCTTTTGTTGTCGATTATGAACACCAAACACTTTACGCCAAACAAAACGGAATGCCCGCACCTGCGGCTGGTTGGTTTTCAAATCTCGAATACCGCGAAGGTCTTGGATTATTCGCCACAGAGGTTGAATGGACACAAACCGCCGCGCTTGCCATTCAAAACAAAGAATACCGCTACATTTCGCCCGTTCTATCGTTTGAACCTAAAACAGGCGTGATTACAAAGATACACATGGCGGCTCTCACGAATAATCCTGCCCTCGATTCAATGAAGGATTTATGCGCGCTAGCGGCTGATTATTTTCAACAACCAACAGAGGATTTATCTGTGGACTTAGACGAATTATTAGAACGACTACGCTACCTTTTCAAACTGCCAACACTGGCAACGGTCGAAGAAATCAAGGCGCAAATGGACAAGGTAAAATCACTTATGGATGCAGCATCAACTGAAACGGCGGCAGCATCTTCAATTATCACTATTTTGGAATTAAAAACGATGCCCGAAACAAAAGCAGAAACCGTTGATTTATCAACACACGTTCCCGTTGAAGCGGTTTTAGAGCTGCAAAAAGAAATTGCCGCCTTGAATACCCGCATTAACCAAAACGCCGTTGATGATTTAGTGAAAGTCGGATTAGAAAAAGGTCAGGTTCTGTCCTCCATGGTTAATTACTGGAAAGGTCAGTCAATTGAATCATTAAGTTTGTATCTAAAAGAAGCCCCAGAAAATATGGCTTTAACTCAAACGCAAACAGGTGGTAAACCACCAGCTGACGAAACGAAACCCGAATTATTACCCGAAGAAATCGCGGTGTGCAGTGCAATGGGCTTAACACATGACCAATTTATCGCCACAAAAGGAGCGAAATAATGACCGCTTTAGCTGCAAATCGTGACACCAAAGAACGGGCAAGTTTGATTTTTAGCTTACCCGTTGCCGCGTCAACCAAGATTTATCAAGGTTCGCTAGTTTGCGTCAATGCCAGTGGTTTAGCTGTACCCGCATCAACGTCAACAACACTTAAATGCGTCGGACGTGCAGAGCAGCTGGCTGATAACTCAACAGGTTTAGCCAGTGCAATCAACATTCAAGTGAAACGTGGTTGTTTTAAATTCGTCAATGGTGAATCAATTACGCTCGCAAATTATGGCGCAACGGCTTATTTAACTGACGACCAAACCGTGTGTTTAACGGCTACAGGCAAAAGTATCGCGGGCATTATTCGTGATGTTGATGCGGATGGCGTTTGGATTGAAATTTAACTTTTAGGAATACAAACAATGCAATTAACTTCCGCAAATATCCGCGCCTTGCAAGTTGGTTTTAATACCACTTTCAATAACGCATTTACCGAAGCCGCGAGTGATTACGACAAAATCGCAATGACGACGCAATCCGCGCATTCTGCTGAAACTTACGCATGGATGGGTAAAACCACGCAATTCCGTGAATGGCTCGGCGACCGTGTGATTCAAAACTTATCAGCAAGCGATTACACCATTAAAAATCGCAAGTTTGAAAACACCATCGGCGTTGACCGTGACGACATTGAAGACGACAGTTATGGCGTGTATTCGCCAATGATTGCCCAGCTCGGTCAAGATGCAAAAACCCACCCTGACACACTCATCTTTGATTTACTCAAAAACGGTTTTACAAACACTTGCTTTGACGGGCAGTATTTTTTTGATACTGACCACCCTGTGGGTACAACGACGTATTCAAATCATCAAGGCGGTTCGAGTACAGCGTGGTTTTTGCTCGATACCAGTAAAGCCATTCGTCCATTTATTTTCCAAAAGCGTCGAGATTACAAATTCACCGCAATGGATAAATTAGATGACGAAGTGGTTTTCAATACTGAAAAATTCCGCTACGGCGTGGATGCGCGTGTAAATGCGGGTTATGGCTTGCCACAACTGGCGTATGCGTCAAAACAAACGCTTGATTTAACCAATTATGCCGCCGCTCGTGCCGCAATGCGCTCGATTAAAGGCGATAACGGTAAAGTGTTAAATATCAATCCGATGTTGCTGGTTGTTCCGCCCAGTTTAGAAGCGGCGGCGTTGCAATTGCTTAACGCCGAAATGATTAGCTCAACCACAAATACCATGCGCGGCACAGCAAGTTTGCTCGTTACGCCTTGGTTACTTTAAGGATTAAATCATGATTTTAATCAGTGCAAAACCGTCGGCTGGCTTTTGGCGTTGTGGCATTTTTCACCCCAGTGAACAAGTCGAACACGATGACAAGGCGTTTACCAAAGAACAGCTTGAAATTCTAAAAGCTGAACCCTTGTTGTCGGTATTTATCGATGACAAAAAACCAGTTAAAACGGCTGAATAATGTACTGCACCCTGCAAGATTTACTCGATAGAGGTTGGGAGCGTGAACTCACGCAAGTGACCGACAAAGACCGCATTAACGAGTTAAATCTTGTAGCGGTCGAGCAAGCCATAGCAGATGCTTCGGCAGATATTGATAGCTATTTGCAAGGGCGTTATGAATTGCCGTTAGTTGTCACTGTGCCAAATCTAACCCGCATTGCTTGTGACGTGACGCGCTTTTATCTGCATGACAAAAAAGCCACCGAGCAAATGCAAAGACGTTATGACGCGGCAACGCGCTTTCTTGAGCAAATTGCAAAAGGCACGATTAAGTTAGATGTGGCGGTTGCAGCGTCAAGTGTTGGGGCAAATGTGGCTGAAATGACCTCAAGTGGCAATCGTTTCGAGCGAGGATAACCATGCAAATTACGGGCGTTATCACACGCTTAAATGACGAATGCCCTGCCATTTCAAACCGTGTTTTTGGTGCAGCGGCTTTAGCGGTTGCAGATCCTGAATCTATCGTTACGCCGTGTGCGTTTGTCGTGCCAATTTCTGAGCAAGCACAAGCCAATAATACCTTTGGTGGTCACTCACAAGCTATTACCGCAACCTTTGGGATAGTGATTTGTGTCACGAATTTCAACGACACAGCGGGTGAAGCGGCAAATGAAGAGCTTGAATTAGTGCGGCAAGAAATTCGGATTGCGTTATGCGCGTGGCAACCTGATTGGGCGGCATTACCGATTGATTTTAACAGTGGGCGCATTGTCGATTATGACGATTTGACACTACGTTGGAATGATATTTTTTCAACGCAATTTTATTACCGAGTTTAGAACATGATTGAAGATGAAGACGAAAATTTAATTGAACCAGAGGCATGTATCCCACTTGCATCGTCTTATGTTGCAGAAAAGAAGCAGCCACTAACGATTGAACAGCAACAAGCGATTTGGGCAACTGACGAATTTCACGGCAAAAGCGGCAGTTATATCAGTGACCCTTACACGGGCAAACGTACACTTAAACAAGAGGATTAAGCGATGGGCTTAACAAAAAAACGAATGATTTTGGTGGGGCTTGAAAGCGTCACTTATGGCAGTGTCAACAATGATTTTACGCTACCTGCGGCAAATGGCAGTTACGCGGGTGGCGAAAATCCGACAACCGCTGTGAAGTGTGGCAGTTTAAATATCACACCTCTGGCAGGTGAAACGGTGCAACGCAACATCATCCAACAGTATTTTGGCAACACCGAAAACATCCAAGTAACGCAATTTGCGACGGTAGATTTTGAAGTGGAGCTTGCGGGTAGTGGGTTGGTGTCCAGTACGGGTACGTCCATCAAAAGACCGCAATATGACAAGCTGCTAAAGGCTTGCGGATTCAGCTCGACAGAAACAGCAGCGGATGGCGATGTTACATCTGGAACGATGACTTACACGCCAACCACACCTGAAAAAATAGATGAAACTTCTACATCCATCAAAATCTGGTTTTTTAACGATAACATTCTGCATCGTTTGGTCGGAGCGCGTGGCAATGTGTCGTTTGATTTAACGGTTAAGAAAATTCCCACCATGAAATTCACTTTTACGGGCTTGCTTGCAAAAGATGACTATGCGTATTCGGATAGAAATACAGGTGTCGCGTTTCCTTCGGTTAATTACAAAGATTTTACGGTCTTACCTGTTTCAACGCTTAACACTACACCAGTTTCATTTTTCGGGCTTTCAACGGATTCAAGCACGATGCCGCTGACAGAATCAATCACCATTGATATGGCAAACGATGTGAAATTACGCACCTTGATTGGTGGTGAACACGTTGTAATTTCAGACAGAAAACCCAAAGGAAATATCAAGTTTGAGTGTCCAAAATTGGCAACGAAAAACTTCTTTGATTTAGCACGGCAGAAAACGGATTACGTTACAGGTTCACGCGGCTTATCTATTACGCACGGCACAGTGACAGGTAATAAAGTCACGATTGCAGCAACTAAACTTTCCATTGACGCACCGAAATATGGCACAAATGAAGGCTACGATATGCTCGACATGGGTTTGATATTTTTGCCTGTTAGCGGTAATGACGAATTAACGATTACGCTGTCGTAAGGAGCGTAATTGTACGGGCGGGTTCTAAACCCGCCCTTCACAATAATTTTTATATTAGGAATAACATCATGGCTTTAAAAATTGGCAAAAAAAATACCCGTAAAGTTGCAGTTGTCGCAGAAGAACCAGGCGATTTACTCAAGGTCACTAAACATACCATCGAAGTTGAATACAAAATTTTACCCAAAGCAGAAGTTGATGGCATTCGCGCAATTTCAAATGACGATGAAGACCAAATGGTCAGTGCGATTTTTGACGCGATTGTTGATATTAAAGGCGTGCAAGATGATGACGGTCAAGCCATTGCTTATGACGCAAAACTTCGTGAAACCTTAATTGAAACGGCGTGGGTTCGTTATCCCATTTGCACGGCATTTTGGAACATTCAAAACGGCATTTCACAGCCTGAAATGTACAAGCGGATGAAAGCAAAAAACTAACCGATGCGGGTTATCACTTGGCAACGGGTGATAGCTCGCAAGACGTGCAGACTTTTGATGATGATTGTGCGTTATTTAATATCGAAACTTCCGAGCCAGAAGAGGTTGAAGAAGATAACGATTTCGAGGTTTTTCACGATGCACAACTCGCGCTTGAAGTCTTTTTTGCTGTTCAAACGCAGTGGAATTATTCGATGGACGGCATTACGGGCTTGAATTACAGCGGCGTGATTAGCGTCATTGAACTGTACGCAAAGAAAAAAGCTCGTTTAAACCTGTTGCACGAGGTCAGTGCAATCGAACGTGGTTATTTGAAAGGTTATAACGAAAAACGCAAGAAATAAAAAACCCGAATCTTGCGAGACGGGTTTTTTATCAGAAACGAGACAGTTTTAACGCTGTGAGATTTCTAAGCTGCCTATTCGGCAGATAACGCAACGCCAGTTGAATCGGCGTTAATTCGGATTTTCTAAGCTGCCTATTCGGCAGATAACGCTTGAATTATCAAAGCGTGATTGCCGTCATTTTTCTAAGCTGCCTGTGCGGCAGTGAGATTTAAACATATATAAGGAACTATATTATGGCATCTTCACCAACTTTAACAATCCGAATTAACGCCGATTCTTCTGGCGTTACTCAAGGCATTCAACAAGCCACACAACAAATCAACACTGTCGGAACAAGGGCGCAATCTGCGCGTGATGGGATGAATAGCTTGAATGAATCGTTGCGAGCAGCAAGTAATGCAGGGGCGGGTTTAGCGCGTCCGACGAGTGAATTACGCCGAATGCAACAACAAGCGACTGACAAGTCAGGTGCGATAAATCAGCTCAAGTCTGCTTTTGGTGGCTTGATAGCTATGTTTGGTGCGTCGCAACTCATGAAACAAATGGACGAGTGGGCAGCATTAGAAGGTCGCTTAAAAATCGTTTCAAATTCCTACGAAGAATTACGATCGGCGCAAGCGGGTTTATCGCAAATCGCACAAGCTACTCGAACCGATTTAGTTGCAACAACCACTCTCTATTTCAAAATGGCAAGCGCGTTAAAAGATGTCGGAATGGCGCAAGCTGAATTATTTAGACTGACTGAAACCACCAATAAAGCCATTATTATCAGCGGTTCGGGTGCAATGGAAGGATTACCAGAGGCATTTGTCGTGGCGGTTTCAAAGGCAGGCGACAAAGTAAAATTCATGTTTAACGGCATCGAAACCGAAGTCGAAAACAATATGAATACTCCTGCCTGTTTTACTTGCTTGTGATACGCTCCATAACTTTTAATGAGGTGTGCAATGAACTATCAAGAAAATAAATGTGAGCGAGTGTTTGATGTTGTCGAGCTTATCAAAAACAAACAACTAGAATTTAAAAATACTAGACGACCTTTAATCAGGGGAGAGCGTCAGGCTTCATTTGAACCCACTGCGGGTATATTTCGTAATGAATTTTCAGAGCAAAATGAAGCTGTGATTTTTAATGAATTTCAACGCCATCTGCCAGCTTATTCAAATGTTGATATTAGCAATCTGTGGAATGTAATGTCTTTAGCTCAACATCACGGATTACCAACCCGCTTACTTGATTGGACAACAAATCCTCTTGTGGCTTTATACTTTGCCTGTGAGGGAGAATCGGATGAAGATTCTGCAATCTGGGTTGTTTGGGGATTTGAAGATGCGCCAAACCTTCCTTTCAATCCGACGGAAATTGGTACGATTATTCCAATTACACCATTTGTAATTAGTTCTCGAATTCAAGCACAGGCGGCAACATTCACCGTTCATCCAAATGGGAAACCAATAGCTGAATTTTTAACTGGAAAAGATCATATTTTGAAAATTATCATTCCTAAAGAGCAGAGATTTAGGATAATTATGCAATTGGATTTTATAGGTGTAAATCGCAGTTCTTTATTCCCAGACCTTGACGGATTGAGCCAATATCTCAGATGGAAGGTTAATATAGAACGTACTAAATTTGGCATCACACGCATTTGAAAACTAAAAAATGAATAATTTTATGCAAATAGAACTTTTCGATTTTGAACTTCCAAAAGAAAATATCAAAATCGAAGTTGCTGATATTGATTGGCTAGAAAGATTTGGCTGTTCAATTCTGACTCGCCAAGAAGTTCGTGCTTTGATTTCAAGGTCAGATGACTATTACATTTATTTACTTTGGAAAATGTACGAAAACAAACCAGTTCCTTTTTATGTTGGGAAAGGACATTTTAATCGTGTTGTACAACACACAGCTCCTAGCGATAAAGCAAATCGGTATAAAAGTAACGTCATCAACAAACACAGGAAATTAGGTGTAGAAGTTGGCTATTCAATTTTAAGCTGGCATAAAAATGAACAAGACGCACTTAATCGAGAAGTCGAATTAGTTTCACAAATGGGTCGAGCCGATTTAAAGCAAGGAATACTCACCAATAAAACTGATGGCGGTGATGGAACTCGCGGACATTTAGCATCTAAACGTGGTGATAGTCATAGTGCAAAACCTGTTTATGCGATGGTTAATGAAAAAATAACACGCTTTTCTTGTGTTGAGGATTGTGCCGAAGTCCTTGGCATATCTGGTGGCGCGTTATCGGGACGTATCAAAAACGGTTGGATTGGATATTATTACGAAGATGAAGGGCAACAGTCCACAATTAGTACACATCAAGGTTTTTATCGAAAAGTCGTTCATACGCCAGATGGTATTTTTGAATCACTTGCTGAAGCAGGACGGCAACTCAATGTTTCACATAAACAAATTCACAAACGAATAGGTTTCGGTTGGGAAGGTTATTACTACGTTGATGAAGGACAACGCCCACGTCGTTGCGCTGAAAAAGGCGTTGAAATAGCAGGAATTGAATTCAAAAGTCAAAAAGAAGCCGCGCAAATTTTTGGAATTACGACAGGAACCGTATCGCAGCGTTTAAAAAGTTCTAATTATCCCGACTGGGTAGATTTGTCAGGGACGATTGCAAAAAAAGATAGAAAATATCAAAAACACACTAATCGAACACAGCCTTATACAGCTATTTGGATTGGCGAAATAAAATACAGCTCATTAGTTGAAGCTGAAAAAGCTACAGGTATTAAACACGGAACGCTCGCTGTCCGAGCAAAAAGTTCAAATTATCCCGATATAAAAATTGACGGAATGGTTAAAACACAACGTTCTGAAAAAATGGCTAAATTAGCTGTTTCTGTAACAATTGATAGCGTTGAATATCAAACGTTATCAGATGCAGCTCGCGCAATCGGAATTGACATAAATACAATTAAAAAAAGATGTCGTAGCTTATCTTTTTCTAGTTACAGCTCAACAGATGCTGATTTGCAAAAGAAACCTTCTAAAGATGGTCGCCCGTCCTTATGTTGTATTGTTGTCGATGGCATTAAATATCGTTCAATAAGTGCGGCATTTGAAGCAGTTGGTATTCAACGGGCAAAATTAAAAAAAATGGCGTTGGATGAGAATGTGTCCAATGTTTATTTTGAAACTTAAATGTATCTAATTTTGTAAATGCTTTTATAAATTTGCCTTTACCAAGATGGGTGCAGATTTAGGCGACACCAACGAACATTTGGTTATTTTCAGTGAATCAATGATCACGATGGCAGGCGGCTTGAAAAACTTG